TGCTGTAAATAACTTTCAATTAAATTATTTTGACGAAATTAATGAGTGGACAAGAAACGAAAATGGAAAAATTTTTACAGGTAATTTATTTAATAGATACTACACTAATTATATAACAAGTGTTTTTAATACTCAACAAAGATTAGTAAAAGTAACAGCTTATTTACCATTAAGTTTTTTATTAACTTATAAATTATCTGACAGGATTATAGTAGCAGACCAACAATATAAAATTAACTCAATATCTACAAATTTAAAAACAGGTAAAAGTAACCTTGAACTTGTTATAGATAGATTTGTACAATACAATACACCGTAAATATGATAAAGGAGACATTAGACGCATTAAAATTATGCAAAGGAGAGACAGAGACCATAAGAATAGCAAAAGGCAAACACAGCCTACCTAACGGCTTAAAAGAGGGGTATAAACAACTTAAACAAGAAATACAATGGCTGAAATACAAAAAATAATAATTCAAGTTGATACTGGTGACGCACAAAAGTCTGTAAAAAAACTAGGTGCAGAAACTGGAAAAGTATCGAAATCAGCCAAAGCAACAGGTAAAGGATTAACAGGTGGATTTGCAGGATTAAAGGCAGGAATATTATCTGCAATACCTGCCTTAAATATGTTTAAAATTGCCCTTGTTAGTACAGGAGTTGGAGCGATTGTAGTAGCCGTAGGTGCATTAGTTGGAATTTTAGCCAAAGCAGCAAAAGCAGGTGCAGACTTTCAAAAAGGTGTTTCTACTTTATCAGCAGTTACAGGTCAATCAGCAGACGAATTAAAAAGAGTAACAGAACAAGCCAAAGAGTTAGGAGCAACAACAGCCTTTACTGCAATAGAAGTTTTAGGACTTCAAACAGAATTAGCAAAATTAGGTTTTAGTTTACAGGATATTGAAAACTCAACACCTGCAATATTAGACTTGGCAGCATCATTAGAAGTTGATTTATCAAGTGCAGCAGCCTTTGCAGGAGCAACAATAAAAGGTTTTGGATTAGAGACAACGGAAACGCAAAGAGTTGTTGATATAATGGCATTATCGACAAGTAGATCTGCATTAGACTTTGAGAAGTTAAGAGAGTCAATGAAATTGTTAGCACCAACAGCAGAAGCAGCAAATGTATCAATTGAAAGATCGACAGCTTTATTAGCAGCTATGGCAGACAGAGGTATTGCAGGATCTATGGCAGGAACTGGATTAGGTAAAACTTTTATTGAGTTATCTAAAACAGGTATGACATTAGATGAAGCTATGGATAAAGTGAACGGATCTACAAACAGACTAAAAACTGCAATTAAATTAGTTGGAATAAATGGTGGTAGAGCATTATTAAGTTTAGCATCAACAGGTAAAGAAGCATTAGACGATTTAGAACAACAGTTTATGAACGCAGAGGGATCTGCAGCAAGAATGGCAGAAGTTAGACTAGATAATTTAGAGGGTGATATGACTAAATTAGGATCTGCGTGGGAAGGGTTTTTGTTAGGAGTTGAAGACGGAGAAGGTCCTCTAAATAAATTACAAAGAAGTTTAGTTCAAGGATTAACTTGGGCAATTTCAAAACTTGGATTAGTTGTAGATGTTTTGGCATTTTCGTTTACAGATACTTGGACGCAGATTAAATTAATGACGACAGGTGCAGTTGATGTCACAGTAGGCTTGTTTGGATTAATGGCTAACGGAATTAAAATTGCAGCAGGTAAAATTATGCTGACAATTGCAGATATACCAATTATTGGTTCTGGACTTGACAAGGCAGTTATTGAAAAAAACATTAAAGAAGCCGAAGCTGCAGTTACAAAAGGTGCTGAAAGATTACAAGAGGGATTACAAAAGTTCAAAGATGTAGCTGTTATGAGAATGACGGCTGCTGCAAGATTTCAAGCAACGCAAGTTGGTAAGGCAGAACGAACTGAACAGGCTAAACAACACAAGGAAACACAAGCGCAAAAAGAAGTTCAGGCAAAAGAAGATGAGGAAACCAGAAAAAAGAGATTAGCAACCAGAAAAAAAGAGTTAGAAAAATTAAAGAAACTAACAGACAAGTACACAAAAGAAGCTGAAAATTCACTAGATACTACAAATGTGCAAAAAGTAGCTAGGCAAAGGGAAAGAGCATTAGCAGAATTAGAAGCTGTTAAATTGTCTGCAACTGAAAAAGCAGAAGCGTTAAAGAAAATAGAAGATCTTTACAAGACCAAAGAAGCTGCAGCAGTATTAGCAGACTCTTTAAAAACAAAAGAGGATAAACTCAAAGAGCAAGAGGAGTTAATGGCAAAATTGACACTGGACAAAGAAACAGAAGCGTTGTCATTTGAGGAGCAAAGAACATTAATAGCAGAACGGAAAGCCTTGTTACTAGAAGACGACACTTTAACGGCAGAACAAAAAGCTGAATTAATGAAAGGATATGCAGATCAAGAAGAGGCATTAGAAGCTAAAAAACGTGCATCTAGACAGCAGACATTAGACAATGCCATATCAATTGCAGGTGCAGAGAGTGGAGTTGGTAAAGCCTTGTTAGTAGCTAAACAATTACTAGCTGCCAAAGAAATGATAATCGACATTAAATCGACTATTGCGTCAGCAAAAGCATCTGTTCAAAAATCAACAGTAAAAGCTGCAGAAGCAGGAGCGTCTGTTGCAGCAGGTGCAGGAAAAACAGCATCAATTGGTTTTCCCCAAAACATACCTATGATTATTGGATATGCAGCACAAGCAGTTGGGATTATTTCAGCAATTAGATCTGCTACATCAAAGGCAAAATCTGTTGCAGCACAGGCAGGTGCAAGTGGAGGAGGTGGAGCGAGTATTGCAGCACCAACAGCAAATGCAGGTTCTGCACCCCCAGAATTTAATATTGTTGGATCAAGCGAAACCAATCAATTAGCAGACGCTATTGGTGGACAATCACAGACTCCTATACAGACTTATGTAGTAGCAAATGATGTAACGACATCACAGAGTTTAACTAGAAACATAGTTGACGGAGCATCATTAGGATAAACGCAAAATAAATAAATAAAAACGTTATAGAGATATGAGAATAGTAGAATTAATATTAGATGAGGATCAAGATAATTTTGTAGAAGCAATTTCAGTTGTAGAAAGTCCTGCAATTGAACAGGATTTTATAGCTTTAAAAGATAATAAAATTAAATACGAATTTACAGAAATTGACAAAGAGCAAAAAATATTAGTCGGTCCAATTTTAATACCAAATAAACCAATTTACAGAAAAAGTAAAGATGAGGAATATTACATATATTTTAGCAGAGATACTGTTAAGAGATCTTCGCAACTATACTTGAAACAAGGTAATCAAAGTAACTCCACTTTGGAGCATAAAAATAAATTAGAGGGTTTAACTCTTGTTGAAAGTTGGTTGATCGAGGATAAAGCAAATGACAAATCAAATATGTATGGAATGGATCTGCCGTTAGGTACGTGGATGGGATCTGTAAAAGTTGATAATGACGACATCTGGAATAACGAAATAAAAAACGGTAAAGTAAAAGGATTTAGTATAGAGGGGTATTTTGCTGACAAAGCAGAAATGTCAAAACAGAATGAAGATGAGAAACTTTTAAACGAATTAAAAGACCTTTTACAAAATGAGAAATAAAACCTTTAAAACACCAAGCAGAACAAGTCCAAAAAATAGCCGTAGAGGTTGTTTATGTGCTGACAATACATACTCATCAAAATGCTGCGACGGAAGTTTACAGGCACAGGGAATTGGGCGAATAACAGCAATACCATTAGAAGACAAAAAACCTTAAACGCAAAATGTAATTTATTAATCGTTAATTAACTATAAACACAAATTTTATGAATGTAGCGACAGACACATTAAACAAAGTAAAAACCTTATTAGGTTTAGAAGTGTCTTTGGAACAAATGAAACTAGACAACGGAACTGTTATTGAAGCTGAAAAGTTTGAAGCAGGAGAGTCTGTTTTTATTATTACCGAAGATGAGAAAGTTGCTTTACCAATCGGAGAGTACGAACTCGAAGACGGATCTAAACTTGTTGTCCAAGAAGAGGGTATTATTGCCACATTTGGATCAACAGACGAAGAGGAAGTTGTTGAAGAGGAAGTAATTGAAGAGGAAGTTGAAGCAGAAGACGAAGAAACCGAAATGGAGTACGTTTCAAAACGTGAGTTTACAGAAGCAATGACTGAAATTGTTAAGATGATTGAAGAGATCAAAAACAAAGAAGTAGAAGCGTCGGACGACACTAGTGGATCATTAAAGTCAAGAACAGTAAAAGAAGAGTTTGAGGAGCAAGAAATAGATGAGTTACAGACTCAACTAACAGAAGCAGCCGTAAAACCTCTTAAACACGCTCCAAAAGAGGAGTCTACTTATAAGGCTAAATTTAATTTCAATAAAAACAAACAACAAACGCCATACGATAGAATTGTGGCAAAAATTTCAAACATTAAAAACTAAACAAAATGGCAGTACAACCAACAATTACAACGACGTATGCAGGTCAATTTGCAGGAGAATATATCGGAGCAGCTTTATTATCTGGTAATACACTTGCGAATCAATTAATTACGATCAAACCAAACATTAAATTAAAAGAAGTAATTAAAGTCGTAGATTATGCTTCGGCAATTGCAGCAGGAACTTGCGATTTCACATCAGCAGGAACTGTAACTTTAACAGAGCGAATTTTAACACCAGACGAATTACAAGTAAATCTTGAACTTTGTAAGACACCATTTCAGTCTGATTGGGAAGCAGAATCTATGGGTTATTCAGCACACGATGCTATGCCACCTAAATTTTCAGATTTCTTTATTGCAAGAGTATCTGCAGATGTAGCGAAAGGTACAGAGCAAAGAATTTGGGGAGCAGACGGATTTCAAGGATTATTTACAAATGCAGCGTTTGCAGCAGAAGGTGGAACTACAATAGCACCTGCAGCAATAACAAGTTCAAATGTAATTGCTGAAATGGGTAAAGTAGTAGATGCAATTAATTCTGCACTTTATGGCAAAGAGGATCTATTTTTATATGTATCACAAAATGTCGCTCGTGCTTATGTAAGAGTATTAGGTGGATTTGGATCTTTTTTAAACGGAGAAGCAAATTCTGGTACAGATAACAAAGGTACGCAATGGTATGACGGTGGAGCAGGACTTACTTTTGACGGAGTAAAAATTGTTGTTGCAAATGGACTAGTAGATAACCGAATAATAGCTGCTGAAAAAACTAACTTATTTTTTGGTACAGGTTTATTAAACGACCAGAACGAAGTTAAAGTGCTAGATATGAGCGATTTGGACGGTAGTAAAAATGTCAGATTTGTTATGAGATATACGGCAGGAGTGCAATATGGTATTGCATCGGACATTGTATATTACGGAGCATAAATAATAATCAAATTTACCCTTGTCTTAATAACGAGGGTAAGTTTACAAAAACCAAAAGCAAATGAGTTGTTTAATAAATAAAGGAAGATTAGAGCCTTGTAAAGATAGCGTTGGTGGATTAACTGCCGTTTATTTTATAGATCACGGAACGTTAGGAGCGATTACGTACGGAACACCAACAGGAGAGCCAACTGGAACAAGTGGAGAAATTACAGCACTTGCAGGAACACCAACAGGATATAAATTTGTCCTTAAAGGTAATAGCAGTTTAGAGCAGACAATTACATCAAGTAGAGAAAATGGGACTACATTTTACGATCAAGTTGTAAGTTTAACATTAAAAAAGTTATCTGTTCAAACAAATGATGAATTAGCTTTATTAGCTGTTGCAAGACCACATATTGTAGTAGAAGACAATAACGGAAACGCAATGTTAGTAGGTACTGAATATGGAGCAGATCTTAATGGAGGTACAGTAGTAACAGGAGCAGGAATGGGTGATTTATCTGGGTATACTTTAACATTTCAAGGAATGGAGAAAAAAGCTGCTAACTTTTTAACAGGTGGAGTTGCAGGAGTAGGAATTACTGTAAGCACCGAGTTTATAACTGATATTTAATATCTTATAATCAATCAAATAATTAGGGTAGCCAAAGGTTGCCCTTTTTTTTTGCTCAAATTTTTGCAAATATTCATTATTTTATCGTTATAGATTTATGATAGTATTAAAA